GTTTGCACCGCGTTCGCCAGCGCGCTGTAGACGCCGGCGATGGTGACCGCGGACGCGGCGACCGTCGAGATACCCGGGGTGTTCCCGACACCCAGCACCTGGCCGCTGGACCCGCTGCCGCCGATGACCTGGTTGTCCAGCACGGCGGCGTGCGCGGCGACCAGGTCGCGGAACACCACATCGTCGAACGCGATCGGGGACTGGTCGATCAGCTGAATCGCCACCCCCTGCTGGCCGGAAATCGTGCGGACGGGGGCGTTGATGAACGTGTCGGTCAGGTTGGTTTCCGACACGGTGGTGTTGTCGGCGGTCTGTACGCCGACGGTGGTGCCGGTCAGCATCTTCGGCACGTTGATGGAATCCGTACCGCCGGGCAGGGTTTGGCGTTGGGTGACGTTGGCGAACGCCCGCCCCGGACGCGCATACGTCACGTACTGATCCATTAGCCAGCTCGGTGGTACCGCATATCCGCCGCTGCCGTCGACCCGGGAAATGTCGCGGTACTCCTGGTATTCGGGGTTGTTGGCGACATCGGAGGCGTGGTCATAGAGGCGGCGCCGCGACTCCCCGTCGGGGTCGAGGTTCATCGTCAACCGGATCAGGTCTTTCACATACGAACGCTGGTGGCGGTTCTCTTTGGTGTAGACCGCGGACTCTTTGACGTGGATGGCGGCTTGCTGGGTGTGCCTCACTTTGGCGAGGTTGTTGGCGATCGTCCCGGACCGGCGGACTTCTTCGCCGACTTCGCTGATGCGTTTGTCGAGGGCTTCGATGTTCTCCCCGAGGCCGCGCATCTCGTCGACGTGGGCGCGTACTTCGGCGTCTTCTTCGGCGGAGAGGGTGTCGCCGTGCTGGTCTTTGGCGACCATCAGGATGGCTGTGGCTTTGCGTTCCAGGTTGTCGCGTTTTTCCACCAGCTGGGCGCGCTGGTCGATGAGGCGTTTCAGGAATTCTTCCATCGAGTTGTTTTCGACGGCGTCGGTGCTGGGCATGACGGCGGCTCTTTCTTTTAGGCGTGACGGGATAAGGGGTGGCCGTGCCGGCCTTTGCCCGTGCCGGGCCGCCGCCGTTCTGTGCCAGATTCGCGACTAGGTGCCGATGATAGCGCTAGGGCGCCAGGGTGGGTGGCAGCGACACGCGGACCTTGCCGAGTTCGGCGAGCCGCGCGGTGATGCTACGCAGCCCGGCGGGGTCGGCGGCTTCCCGCACCATCTGCAGCGCCGCGCTGATCGGGCCCACGGCGATGGTGTCGTTGGCGGGGCAGCCGAACGCCTCCTCGTCACACCCCTCAACACCGTCCTCGTCGTCGTCGTCGTCTTTGGTGTAGGGGACTTCGGCGGGGTCGGCGGGCCCCAGCGGCAGATAGTCGCCGCGCACGATGGCAGGCGCGGGCGCACTGTAGGGGATGGGCGGCTGCGATTTTTTGTCTTCGGCGACATCCACCCCGAATTTCTTCAGGGCGGCTTTAATGCGGCCTTCGATCGCCGCCAACTCCCCGCTCGTGTACCCAGCCCGGTTTTTCGGCATGTGAATGTACGACCAGGCGGCGCGGGCGTGGGCTTCGGTGTCGATCGGGTACTTCCCGTTTTTCGGGTCGGCGTAGGCGACGTCCCCATACGGTTTCTTGGCGTCGCCGCGGTAACTGTGGGCGGCGGCGTCCAACGCGTCAGCCAGCCCCGCGTCCAACCGGCGCAGCTCCACCAGCTGCCCCTCCGACAGGGCGGCGGCGGCCTCGACCGCATCCCCGATCGCCACCTGGGTCGCCGAGTTAGCGCCGTAATTCACCACGCTGACATCGCCATGGTGCAGCGACACCTCGGTGATGGTGCGCTGCGTATAGGACTGATCCCACAGCTGGTCTTTCACTCGGAACCCGAACGACATTTCATCCATGTTCGAACGGCCATTAGCCTGCGGTTTCAGCTTCGGGATCAGCCGCTGCACATCCCAATCCGCAGGATCCAGCAGGGCGCGGATCTTCAACCCGGTCCGATCGCGAGTCAAAAACAGGGTGTCACTGATGGTGCGGGCCAGCGCCATCCCCTCATGATTGACCAGCAGCATCACATCAGGTTTGCTGGCCAGGGTGACGTCGAACGCGGTGCGCTGCAACTGCTCAGTCCACCCGCCTTTATCGGGGCCGCCGTACACGTCGTAGGGGTCGAAGGTGGCGGCGTAGCCTTCCAGCACGATGCGGCCGTCGCGGTCTTGGCGGTACTCGAACGGGTACGCCGCCCGGGTTTCGGGGACGTTGAGCAGGTTGACGCGGTTAGCATGCCGGGCGCTGGTCATGGTGTTGCTCCTACCGGGGATCCGTTGGTTGACGGGGTTTGGGGGCGCCCACCGAACCCGGGCTCGGTGTCGGCGGGTTTCTCCCCGGCCGGGCCTTTCGCGGCCAGGGCGGCGGTTTTCGCGGGATCGAACCCGGCCGGCGCCATGTTGACCGGCTGCAGGAAGGTGTCGAGGCCGGCCGCGGGTTCCATTTCCTCTTTGGCGCGAACTTCGTTGCGGTTGATGAACCCGGCCTGGATCGCCGTCTGATACGCCTTGTAGCGGCTGTCGATGTCACCTTTGAGCAGGGCGTCGAAGTCGAAGCTGATGTACTGGCCGCGGGGCAGCAGATCCGAGATCGCCGACTCGATGCACCCGGTCCACGCGCGGAAGGTGTAGGTGATCGCCCCCTGGGTGAGCTGCTGGATGCCAGTCCCCCACGCGGTGGTGGCTTTGGTGTCGCCCAGCAGGACCGGGGGGACACCGAACATGATGCAAATATCGGTGCGCTGGAATTCCCGGGTCTCCAAGAACTGGGATTCGTCTGGGCTGATGGACAAGTTCTGCCATTTGAAGCCGCCGGTCAACACCGCCGGCAGCCGCCGCCCACCATGCGACGCGATCCAGTTCTCCTGCTGGTGCTGCACGGCATCGGTATCCAGGTTTTGCTCGGTCATCAACAAACCACTCGGGTTGCTGCTTTCTTTAAACCAGCGGTAGCCATACTCCTCGGCCGACAGGGACAGTCCGATGGCGACGGCGGCTTGCCGGATCGGGCTGAGTCCCCATGGTTCGCCGGGCATGGTGAACCGGCGGATATGGCAAATGTCGTTTTTGTTGACGGGTTCGCCCATGACCCGGTAGATCGGGTCGAACCAGGCGAGGATGTCGGGGCGGCGTTCCAAAAACACGATGTCGGGGTGCATCGGCATCAGCGCCGTCGGCGTCCCGCCGGCGTCGCGGCTGGTGATCAGATGATACGAGTTGCCGCGCAGGGCGAGGCCCGCGATCACCATCCATTTCCACTGGTAGAGGTTGAAGCCGGGGAAGGGTTGGCGGATGATCGCGGGCTGCGGGTTCAGCTCGACCGGGACACCGTTTTTGTCTTTGCGGTACGCCTTCCACGGCAGCGACGCGATGGTGTCGGCCAGCAGCCTTACGCAGCCGTAGACGGTCATGTTGCACATGGCGCGGTGGACACCGACGAAGTCGTCGATCACCCCGACCTGCGGTGGGGGGACGAACGCTGAGCTGGTCAGGGCGCGTTCCTCGAGCCCACCCGGCGGCGGGGGTGTGCGGGCGACGGAGAGTAGTCGGGCGAGGATACTCATGGGCGGTCCATCCCGATGCCGAGCAGTATCAGGGCGGCGCCGGCGACGATCAGCCCGACGGCGGGCAGGATTAGCCAGCAGCCGAGGGCCAGCGTGGTGATGCCGGCCAGTTCGAGCAGGGTGGACACCCAGGCGGCGGGCCGCGTCGCCGCCGACGCCGGGAAGGTTGGGGCGGCGGGCGGCGACGACGCGGACGCGGCCTTCGCGGGGTTGGCGCCGAACAACAAGCCGGGGTCATCGGCGGGGAAACCGCTGGCGTAGAGCCGTTCGGATCCCAGCCGGGCCCCGATCGGTGTCACGTTGGGGTCATCAGCCATGCCCGCTCCACCTCATCACCCGCCCGTTGCGCTGCTTGTTGTTCCCACCCTTGCAGTACTGTCTCGTCCGGCCACACGTGACACACCGGATCCTTGACATCGGGGGTATAGTTCGCCAGCCACACCGCGGCGGCCACCGCGACCAACGGGGCCACATCGACTGGGGAGTTACGCCGGTCGAACACCCACGCATCCCCGGCCGCCCGGGCCACCCCCGACGCGGCAGCCCGATCCAGCAGCGGCGTCGGGCGATGAAAAATGGTGTGCTCACAAATCCCGTCGTACAACAGCCCGCAGGCGGCTTGCAGCTCGAGCCCGGCCGGCAGCGGGGTGACCGTCAGCCCGGCGGCCATCATTTCGGGGATCATCCCAGACACCGGCGCCCCGGTGCGCTGCACCGCGATCCCCGCAAACCGATCTTTCCGGGCGGCTAGCCAGTCGATCACCCAGTCGGTGCCCGCCCCCGACGCCACCACCTCCACATGCGTGCCGCCGTCCTCGCGGGCGGCGGCCACCGCCACATACGACGACCCCCGCGAATAATTCACATCCACCCCAACAAACACCGCCGCCCCCTCAGCCCGGCAGGAATCCGCGTCCAAGGTGGCGGTCCAGTGCTCGGCCGGCATCACCCCCGGCTCCAACGCATCCACCCGCTGACATAAATGCTCGGTCTGAAACCCCGGCAAATTGCGGTACTCCTGCGCCTCCAAATACCCCCGCAAATCCGACAACCCGAACACCCCATTACCCATCGCCGGATTCGCCAAATACCACAACCCCTCATCGCGGGGATCCTCATCGATCGGCACCGACCACTCAAACAACCCGACCTCGCTGTCGTCGGTGTCGCCGGTCTGGATGCGGCGCCGCGCCCCCTCCGACAACGTCGATAACACCACCGACTTCTTATCCCCCGCGTTCGAGCAGCACACGATCTGCGGATACGGGCGCGCCGTCGTCGTCGCCACGATCGCCTCCCAGGCATCGAAATTCTGGTGCTCCCGCAACTCATCCAGCAACACCAAATCCACCGCCCAGCCCCGCCCGGCCCGCCGATTCGCCGCCACCACCCGCCACTGCCGCTCATTGCTCAACTCGATACGATTCGACCCGTTGTCCAGCCGGTGCCGCCGAAACTCCCCCACCAGCCGCCGGCTCCGCCGAATATCGGCGGCCACCTCCTTCAGCATCGTCTCCGCATACGGCAAGTTCTGGCACGCCAACACCGCCAACTGCGCCCCCGGGCAATCCGGCGTCGACCGGCCGAACTCGTCAGCGAACAACCGCCACAACGCCAACCCCTTCAACCAGCGGGTCTTCCCGTTCTGTCGGGCGACGAGCACCAGCAGAAACTTGAATCGGAACCCGGTGCGGTCGAAATCCTTCTCCAACGCATGCACATACAGCCACCGCTGCCAGGGCAGCAGCCGCCAGCCCAGGCAGCGCTCCAAAAATTCGATGCAGTCATAACCCCAGGTCCACTGCCTGGCAAGCCAGCCGTCCGGCCCGGTGCGGCCGCCGATCGGCGGGGTGAACACCCGCGGCGTCACCGACCCCACCACCGTGATCTGCGCTGCCACGGTCATCGGGCGAACCGCTTCCGGTAGGCCGCCAACTCGTCCTCGTCGGCGAGCTCGGTGTCTCCGATCGGCGGGATGGGCCCGACGTCGGCGTCGAACCCGAACAGCTTCGCCTGCTGCGCCAACACGCGGCGCGCCACCTCAACAACCTTCGGATCCCCACCCATCGCCGCCGGCCACACCG